ACATCTGCTACTAAGTCTTGACTAATCCATGGCACTAAACAATGTATTTCATTCTCTTCTGAGGGGTTCCATTCAAATCCTAGATTGGATTGACCTGCTGTATCATTATATCTAACTGAAACCCACACACGCTGAGCAGAGAAAAGGGGAGGCTTTGCAATAATTCTGAATAAATACATAGTGTTAAAATAAGTAAAAGGTTGCATATAATATTTAGTTCTTTCATTAAATGTTTGGTTGGCTCCCCAAACAAAACCTGTTTCTGGAAATTTAACTGACGGCATATAATCTAATTGTTTATGGTTACCTATAGCATCATTACTCATATGGATTACTTCTTTCATACCAGAGGGAGTTCGGATCATTGAAGTTTGACGGGATGAATTCTGTCCTACTTGATCGTTGGGGCAATCTATGGCTTGTTCTGAAAGGTCTGTCTGTATGTTGTCAAATACTACGGCTTTAGTTTCTGTATGGGAATAATGAACACGTTTCTTAGCTCTAACTCCATCTTGCATCTTACCATTATCTGCTTGTTCTCTAACTACACTCTTCTTGTTAATTCTAGCCATACAATTACACACCGATGTTACATTACGCTTACCGTGAACACATTTATTAGTAGACACTGAATATCTTACGAGTTCTCTAAGTTCACCCTCTTCATAGACATGTACTGAAGGATGTCTATTTATGTATTCTAGCATGGCTACGGCCATATCTGGGTTCTTCAAGGCAAGTTGTACTTTATCTCCGCCTACGTATTGGTTGTCATATATATCATAATCTAATCCGTATCGAGTTTGTGGGCGGAGGGTGTTGTCATCAATGGGTACATAGTGGTATGCTGCATTAACTTCTGGAAGGTTTTCAAAAACAAGGTATTGAGTTGATGGGGCTTTCATGATGTCATAACGTTCTACTGATTTGTACTTACCGTCCTCGCGATAAATAACTACATCTACACATCTACGTCTAAAAATAAAGTCATATTTAGTTCCTATTTTCATGGCAATCTTGTTTATGACGGAGCAAGTGTACTGGGTTGAACCATATACATTTACTTTGATTCTTCCTAGTTCATAGGGAGTGAACTTGCCGCTCCTACGGCGGCAAGGAAGATAGGTCTTGACGAGATCTACATCAATTTGGTTTTCTACACGAGGTTTAGTACGAGGATATACTAGTCCGCTATCGGAGATTTCCCTAAAGTATTTTGACCCTTGGGGTCCAAACGTGTCTTGGCTTTGCGCACATGTACACATTTTAAACCAACACACGCAGTTATCGACGTAATCATATATCGAAACGTTTAATCAGAATTTCTACAACGCTAGAATAATTTGGTAGGTCTAATCCTATCTCTCTCCTTAAATGATGATTGTTGAATAAAGCACTGCGAATTTTCTCTCTAAAATAAACAAAATAGTCCCTACCATGCTGACACGCTTCTACCATTGCATTATCTATCTGATCTTTAATGTTTTCTGAATTGTTTGCATCAATATTAGTGTAATTAAACTGTTGTTCTATTGAGTCTTTATCTATTGGGCACAAATAAAATCCATTTTCTAATACAAATCTACGCTTAAGGAAAGTTATCTCACTTAATTTTCTAGCACCTATATCATTACTATCTTTCTGAGCTGTTGTATAATCTTGTCCTAGTACTTTCATCCATTTTGCTACTTCTTTAAAACTATAACCTGTGATTTTAGAATTTGTTGAAAACACTACATCATCACCAAAACAAGTAAATCCTACATTATTTGTAAATGAGTTTAAGTTTAATTTTCCTGTAATTTTCCTATAACACCACCAATGATACATGAAGTTTACAATACAATTTATTACGGTTGTCATAGGATTACCTGATGGATTTCCATGCTTTACTAAGTGAATATTAGATCCACTAACTTGATATGTCTCTACATACTCACCCCATAGGGTCGCGGCTGCATCTACATCTATACCTGAAACATAATTAATTGTTCTAATTACTATTGCGCCTGCTGTCATCATAAAATCTGCTCTTAAAGATCCATCGTATGCTGAGTAATCTGCATCATAAAATTCCTCTCCCTTGTTTGAAAGATACTTAGCTAAATGAGTCCATTCTCTAGAACACGGATTGATACCTACTGAATGGAAAAGATCTTTACGTTTAGACTGCCAGACTTCTTTAAATTTTCCAAAATATTTCCTTGATAAAATTGCAGTTTCATATGGGACGGCTGTAAACAATCTAGTTTTACCTAATCTACATTTTTCCAATGGTCTAGTTTCATCTTTTAAGCAGTTTTTCCAAATAGACATAACTCGTTTTCCTTGCTTCAGAAATTTATCTTTACGTTCTACAGCTAATGCTAAATCTTTACCATGTTGTGTTGTTCTATCTATAGTATACATCTTCCTGCCATTTTCTTCTATTCTAATCTTTAAATAAGCATTTTTCTGTTTACCAGGAGTTTTTCCTACTCGCGACCAAGGTTCGCCCGCGGTGGTTTTCATATTTAATGGTTCTGAATCTGGATAATCTAATCTACCTGATAGAGCTTCTTCTTCTGTCATTTCGGTTAAGTCTTCACCTTGCATTTCGGCTATAAATAAATCTGATATGGCTCTACCCATATGTGCTAAATCGTCTTCTAAACCTTCTACTGGTGCAAAAGTTTTAGAGTATTTACAAAGTTGTGTATATAAAATATCTGGCTGACCTTTGGCATTTAATTTAAGTTGAGAAGTATCTTCAACATCTTCTATATTTACTGGGGCACGTCCTACTTTAATATCAAATGTTCCTTTAAAGGGATGGTCCATAAGCTTGCTGTTAGACCCTGCTACAGTTCTGCAAATATATTCGCCTATATATTCTATATCTGGTACTGCTGGATACAACGGATTATCTCTAATTGAGGGGGACAAATTTAAATAATCTATATCTCCATTTGGCTCTTGAGCTGCACAATGTTCTACTAAAATTTCTGGAACTACTTTACATACTGAATATTTATCTACATACTCTTTAGTTAAAATAGCACTGAGGCATTGACCACCTCCTAATACATGAAATCCAATTAATTTGCGCTTTGCACTGGGGTTTATCATTACTAAGACTCCACCGCATTGTCCGGCACGAGTCTCTGGAACTCCAACATGAGAAAATGTGGATACTGTTAATAATTCTTTATATGTAACTTCTTCATCTCTTCCATCTCCACGCTCTACAATTAATCGTTTTTGGAACACAGGGGCGGCGTTGACTTGCATCATAACATACATACCATTATAAGAAACATTTAAATAACATGAACTTGATCTAGCTAATGATGATTCTAATTCTGTCTCGTTTACTAAATTATTATATGCTGTCATGGGGAAAGCATTTTCTTTATTGGAAAAACTAGTAATAGCTACATCTTTTGATCTATCAATATGTATGGGTGTAAGGAATATTTCTTTATCATTCCTCATAAAATAATATTCAAAATCACCTGGAACGAAAAAGTGGGCGGGGGTGATCATAGTGTGTCCATAACCAATACCTCTAAGATTTGCTGCTTGATCTGTACCTACTTTACGTCTATATAACATAGGATTACATTCTTTAATTAATTTCATTGTCAATTCCGCTGAAGCCTCATCGGTTAATACTTGCTCTGATACAGTGAATTTATCATCACCATAGAAAAGATCTGATCCTTCAAATTTCATATTTCGTCTTTTAGCTGATAGTGAATTACTCGAATCTTCAAATTTCATATTTCTGCTCTTTGCTTTCATTGAATTACTGGAATCTTCAAATTTCATCATACGTTGTTTGGCGGTAAGGGAATTACTAGAATCTTCAAATTTCATATTTCTTCTTTTAGCCGTCATGGAATTACTTGAATCTTCAAATTTAAAAGCTGATCTTTTAGCCAACAAAGGATTGTCTGACTCTACTTCAATAATATTAAATAAGTGTTTAACTTCTGTTACTTGTCGAGGGTCTATTAATTTTATAATTTGTATGTACTTCTCTAAATCTCCATCTTTACACACTGAAGCTAAATGATTACATTGGTCACAAGTGTTATCACAATTACAAAACTGTCTCTCAATCCTAACTAACAAATTTTTAAAATTATCACATGTATGTCCATCCCAACAAAATTTCTTACAATAATTGGCGGAAAGTTCCACATGATATTCCTTAATCTGGTCTACTTTGTTTTTACAATCATTACACTCCTTATTATTATATACATAGTATAATTTATACACTGAGAACACAATGAGGGCTACTGAACCTAAAACTACTCCTTTATATACATAAGACTGCTCTATTAACATATTGAAATAAAATTTAATATTTTCTATAGCACTCACTGAAAATGACATGACAAACGCGAGTAAATCTGATAATACACATTTGGTGGACTCTAGTGCTTTAATTCCTATACGCTTAATTGCTTCCCAAAGCATCTTGAAAAAGTCTGAAAGACGTTCAAACCTAGATCTACTAAATTCTTCTCTAAAGTGTTGGTCCTCCGGGTCTGTTGGTGTATCCTCTGCGTCTTCTGCTCTCTGGCGAGCCGCATCTTCTGCTTCTTCTGCGGCCTTTCTTTCTTCATCATTTGCGTAACAATCTCCAAAATGTTCATCGGGATGCGGTGTATCAAATTCTCTAAAATTAGGTGTATCAAAATTTTCTGGTTGTTGATCTTTAAAATAGTTATGACAGTTCGTATTGGTTGCTACATATAGTCTATCTGCATATAAGTATTTAAATGTCTTACCGGAAACTTTAGTGAGTACGCTAAAACCACCAGCATTATATAAAAATCGTTCGGATGATGGATGAACTGCTGTCAAATGTTGCATTACATACGTTGATAATTTCCATTTCTGTTCTGTTCTAATTAATTCTATTAAAGGTACATAATTTCCTAGCTCACATTTAAATTTTAATTTACGTAACATTTTAAAAATTTTATCTGCTGCTTCTGATAAGTTATCGTCTCCTTGACCAAA